GGAACAAGTGAAGACGCCACCACGAACTTTGTTAGGTTCATGTATGAGAACGACATACGAGATTCGCGTGAGATGAATCGTGAAATGTGGGCGAAGTATCTCCGCGAATACCGCCGAACTGATCGGAAAGAAGTCATGGATTTACTTCGCCATGCATCCGATTGTGTTCACGTACCGGATCTTATGGACTATCTGAAACGCTATACTAACCTTGCCATTTGCGGTGGGGCTGTTAACGAGTGTCTCAAAGAGGTAGAGATTGCATTGCAAGCACTTCGGAAACCATATGATGTAATATCTCGCTTCACGTATTAACTTGACAGGAAGACACTTCTCTGCTATATTTATAGGTGATTTATGGATGACAAATACATCGAAAATTTAGGAATGTCGGCTAATGTAGACGAAGGTCTTTGGGATCGCTTGAAGTCGCGTGCTTCAGGTTTTAAGCAAGCCGCTCAAAACTTGAGCGGAACGGGTGTTGGTGAAAATGAATCCGCAAAGTTCAATTCTATATTTAAGTCCTTCATCAAAAAGAGCGTACAGACCATTGAAGATCTTATTCATGTTCTTCAACCTTATGTTCAAGCGGGTAAACTTTCCCCCGAACAAACGGCCCTATTGCAACAGTTCTCTGACGCATCCGTGGCCCTACAACAAGTAGAAAACCTTCCTTTATCCGAAGCAAATCTGTTCACACGTCCATTTTCGTCCTTGGGCGCAATTGCTACAGGTAATCCGGACAAAATCTTGGATGCGTACAAGGCTCAGATAGATGGACATTACCAATCTTTTTTGAAAGATGCTCAACGACTTAACATCGTTCCAGCGAACTATATTCCACGAAAAGTGGCTTCGATTTCTCCTGCGGTACCAGAAGCTATGCAAAAATTGGGCAGGGCTCTTGGTAAGCAGTTAGTAGGAGCCCCTGCAACGGCTTCCAGACCCATGCCAACGGGCGCATTGCCTCCATCTGCTCCCACGACCCCTCCAGCCGCTCCGACGCCACCAGCACCAGCGCCAGAGGCTCCAGTAGCCCCCGTAAGTTCCCCTGTTCCATCTCCGGTACCTCCGACTGCCCAAAAAGCAGACACATCCCCAGAACCGGAAAGCTCAATGCTTGCTCCAATGGCGAAAGCAGCTACAGCCGAACCAGAAAAACCTGCCGTTGTAGCTCCGGTTGCGGTATCTCCAGAACCAGTTAAGCCAGAAGAACCTAAAGCGGCATCAACCGGAGATGAAAGTGGAAGTGGGGATGCGGCAGTCTATGCTTTGATCGAGAAAGCCGTTGAAAAAATTAACGACAATTTACGTTCCACCGATCCAAGCTCTGAAAAAGAAGGACGAGTTGCCACATCTCCAATGTTGGATGACATCCAATCTTACACGGTTCGGGATGCATGGAAGGCATTAGTCCCGTTTCCACCTTCTCCTGCGGTTGTGGTCAAAACACCAGAATGGAAACTCGAATGGAAACTGAGATATAAGCCAGAAAAAGATGCTCATGGTCATACCATTCAGTTTCTTTGGGAAATTGAAAATCTCAAGACTGGAGAAAAGAAAGCTCCATCCAATTGGCAAACTCTATTGACTTTTTCTCCAACCGATGTCATCAACAAAGATACTCTCGGGCCACGAACTACATTTGATGTTTTCAAAAAAATTGCGGAAACCAATCCCAAACTTGGAACAATCATTCAACAGAAAATGCCAACCAGTTCTAAAGCGGAAACGTTGAAGCGGGATGCAATTGGTAGTTTAAGAAATTTAACTCATGCGACTCGATCTTCAAGTGCCGAACGTGGATTGAGAAAGCTTTCCAACAACCCCGAAGAAGAAGGTGGAACGTCGATTGAAAAGGCTACTGAGACCCCTCCTTTAGGTGGACCTGAGAGACCCGAGCCACAAGAAAAACCTGCGCCAGAACGTCGAAGTCGTACCGTTCAAAGTAAGCCATCATCGCCAAAGGATTCGGCAAAACCAGATGCTAAACCAGTTGCCGCAAAAAAACCAGAGGTCAAAAAACCGGAAGCCCCAAAAGCAGCGGCAAAACCAGCATCCAAGCCTTCGCCCAAAAAAGAAGAACCTCCTAAAGCAGCCGAGCCCGAAAAGCCTACGGCGGTTGGAAGTAAAACTATTCCCAAAGAAAAATATGCTGATTACTTGAAAGCCAAGGCTACAAAGGAAAAGAACCTTGAAGAGGGTGTCATTCCGGGACTGAAAGATTTCTTCTCGCTGTAATGCAACACCAAAAAGTTATGTCGGAAATTTTCTCCTGTACAGAGTGTACACTCTATAGGTACCTGTTCGTCCTTCGGACTTTAGGAAGTACGCTGTTTCACTGTTCACCGATACAGGGGTTATAGGGGATTTTCAGAAAAAAGTCAACTTATTTTAACGGAATTGATTATTTATATGCCTAACGAAATTATTTTACATTTGGACATGGATGGCGTTCTCACGGATTTTGATGAGGGCTTCAAGAAGATTTCAGGCGGGTTAAACCCCGACGAATACCGAACCAAGCATGGCCGGGGTGGGGAAGCGTCTTTGTTTCTTCGAGATGGTGGAAACTTTTTTGCGGGATTGGATTGGATCGCTGGTGGAAAAGAACTCCTAAGTTTTGCCACTTCTCACTTCAAACTGGTTCGTATTCTGTCCTCGGCTGGTACAGGAAAAGACTGGGAGAAATTCAAGGATGTCCAAGCTGGGAAACTCAAATGGCTGGCGGCTAATGCTCCTGAAATCCAGAAGAAGAATATTATCATTGTTCCCTTTGCCAACCTCAAGGCGGCTCGCCATTCGGGGCCGGATCGAATTTTGGTTGATGACAAGGACACTACAATTGCATCATGGCGAAGATATGGGGGTCTTGGAGTTCTACACCGTTCAATCGATTATCTAAAAACAATTGACGAGTTAACCCTATACATCTCTTAATATAAGTATCAGTAGCCGTTATTGAGAGTTCTTTTCAACGATGTTTTTACACAATTCTATAAAATAACTTTGTTCAAAGTTTCGTTTCATGAAATTGACATCTTTGTGAACCCATTGGAGGTTTCCTTCAATATATCCCTTTGAAGAATCTATTCTATCCAATGATGCCGTGCCATCAAAGGCTCGTTGTTTGCTTTGAAATATGATGGGCAGCGATGATAAGGCACATTTTCGTTGTTGGCTTAAAAATAATTTCCAGATATCCGCTATGGAAATGTTGAAGGTTAGATTTCTTTCTAATGCACCTTTTTTAAGTTGAAGATAATATCCCATGGGAATTTCTCCACAACCTTTCCAACAATGATGTTTATTTCCTAGTTTTAACCCAACAAGTTCTGACCTATAACAACCACACGAAACTGTCATTCCCGATCTTATGTTACTCCCACGAATCGATTTTTCCTTACCACAATCACATTTACATTTCCAATATAGTTGACCTCGTTTATCCTTGTGATCGAGGGAAATGATGTTTAGTTTACCAAACTTTCTTCCAGTGATGTCAATTCTCATATTATCAATAAATAGAATGTAATTTTGTAAAACGATAAAAACGCATATATTGTTTTAAGGATAGCTCTATATTTATAAGTATCAGGTGACCTTCAAGCCACTGATATTTTATAACTATGCGAACCAAACTTATCCGAACCATCGACGCCATCATTCAGAAAATTCTGAATGAACAGGTAATCAACGAAAACCCCGCCACGGTTCGCGATGAAGATGGCGACATCATAGTTGATTGTGGGGATGGTCCAGCGATTGCTTTTTTTCTTCTGATTGATAAAGCATCCGGTAAAAAGAAGTGGTTTATCAACGATAAACGAGATGGGGGCTACGCAATGCATTCGGAAATTCGGGTATATGCTTCTCCAGATTTTCCAAATCCGTATAATCTTCCCAGAAATGAAGTTCGTGGACGCCTTTGGCCACGTCTTGGAGTTTGTTCGTGGTATCAAAATGAAGATATTTTAGAACAATATTTTCCTGACATTGAAGATTTATTCAAACAACTTCATTTAGACATTAAAGACTACAAGTTTGACTTCAATGATTCATCAGAAAAGGAAGGGTTGAAGCCATGGCCGGGAATTAAAGCGAACGTTCAAAAGATCGAAATCCCTCCGGAGATTCAAAAGGAAATTGATCGACTTACTCCCTTGATTCACACCACAACTGGAGCGGAACGAGAAAAGGTTGAACAAGAACTTGATGCTTTATACAAGCAAGCCGGAGCCGAGAATGCCAAGAAAGCCCAGAAAATGGCTTATATGGCGACATCGGGAGAAAAGAAATCTCCGTATGAAAAGGGTGGTGGTAATGTTGGCATGGCGGGATATAAAGGTCGTCTTCCAGCTATTGCGGAAGACAAGGTTCAGATTTACAGCAAGACACTCTGTCCAAAACTTTGGGATGAGAGTAAAAAACTCACCCCCACTGTTCGCACCACTCTTCTTCGGATTGCATTTGATTTTTACACTGACACCGAACTCACTACGCCGATTCAAGACGTGTATCTGTTGGGTTCAACGGCCAACTACAACTGGACTCCAAGCAGTGATATGGATGTTCATATTATTGTGGACAACGCTCCCTTAAACATGACTCCGGAAAATTCAGAGAAGTTTTTCCGTGCTTTGGTTGGGAAGTGGAACTTGGAACATGATATCACGGTTAAGGATCATCCCGTCGAACTTTATCTTCAAGATGTGAAGGAAACGAATGCCTCCACCGGAGTTTATTCTTTGGTTCATGACGCTTGGGTTAAAGAGCCAAATCCCGAGCAAATCAACGTTGATAAGGATCTTGTTCAGAAGAAGTATACGGTCTGGGTTCAGAAAATTGAAGATGCCATTAAGAGTAGCGACGAGAAGAAGCTGAAACGGATTTTGGAAAAACTGCGTGAGTATCGACAGGCCGGATTGGATGAGCAGGGTGAGTTTAGTGCGGAGAACCTTGTCTTCAAGATTCTTCGTTCTCGTGGTTTCCTTGATAAGCTCAAGAATGGCTACAATCAAATTTACGACAAGAAGGCAACCGTGAAGGATGGGTTTGATCCTCAGTCTCAAGCTGGGCCAAATCCTGAAGCGGGAACGAATAATGATAGCAATGGTGAGTTCTATCAAAGAAGCATCAATCGTATGCGACAGATGGAAGGGGTGGGGATGAAGGATTTGAAATCGGTTCATCCGAAACATGCGGTCATGCATGATAATCCAGAGTTTGAAAGATTGACTATTGATAATCTCAAAGCTCTTCAAGATAAGGCCATGCGTTTTTATTCTGCTGCCAAAGCCGCCAACGATGAGGGAGAGATGGAACGGGCCAAAGCGGTTTATCAGATGTTTCACAACGAAATTGAGAAGCGATTGGAGTATATCAACAAACCAATGGCTGAGACAAAGAACGACGACGCTCGATTAATATTAAGGAAAGCTGGAGATACATCTGGGATTGATAAAAAACAGGTGAAACTGCTTCCTTCAAATGCTCAAGCAATAACGCTTGGAAAAGACATATTTGGTGTACCTCTTAAGCTGTGGGGGGGTGATCGTTGGACTATGAACGCATGGCCGGGAGCATTCAAACTCAATTTCAAATCACCAGATCGAGACTATTCTAGCCCCGAAGAAATGGTTGCCGACTTGAATCAACGATTGAAGACATTTGGAAATAAGCCAATGGCAGAAGGCTATGGGGCAGGAATTCCAGAGCAAGATCGTCTCAAGATACCGAATGATGACGGCTCAGTACGGAGATGGCAAATTCGTAGTAAAGATGCTCCAAAAACTCCCAAAATTCCAGATTCGATCAATGAGCTTATTAACGAGGTTTTGGATAACGTTCTTCCAATTTCTATTTCCGAGGGAGTTGTTCTTTTAGAGTCTCCGGAGCAGAAGACCCTGAAAAAGAATAAGAAACCGTTGACTGATGAAGAGCGTTCTCAAGTGATGAAAGCCAAAGCGGTATGGCATCATGGTCCAAATAGAGAGGAAAGTCCAGCGGTTTGGAAAGCGGTGGTTAAAGGGAAAACATGGTATTGTTGCAATACTCATAGAGCCACTCAAGTTAAACCAACGCTCAAAGGGGCCATCAAAGCGTTTGAATTCATTAAAACTACTGCGTAAAATAATGAATGATTTCTCTAACGCTCGTATATTTATAACCAAGACTGACAACACAGGATTTGACATATGGCCGATTTACTAACCAATAACGAGATTTTCTTCACGATGTATGAGCCAAAAACTCAGAATCGCTTCATCATGTATATTGATGGCGTGCCTGCGTTCCTCATCCGTAAGACTGACCGCCCGAAGTGGACTTCTGAAAAGATGACACTGGACCACATCAACGTTCAACGCTACTACAAGGGTAAGACCAAGTGGGAAGAAATTACCGTTGAAATGTATGATGCTATTGTTCCTTCTGCGGCTCAGGCCGTGTTTGAATGGTTTCGTCTGTCGCACGAATCGGTAACGGGTCGTGACGGCTACATGGACTTTTATAAAAAAGATGTCGTCATCAACGTCGTTGGACCTGTTGGCGATAAAGTCGAAGAGTGGAAGTTAGTCGGCACTTTCCCAATCTCTTTCGACGGTGGCACTCTCGATTGGACCAACGGTGGTGATGCATTGCTGGCTACTTGCACGCTCAGCTACGATTACGCAATTTTACAGTATTGATTAGGTATGATTATGTTAGTATGGCATAATCAAAGAATACAATATGAAGAAAGAACTTTTGGAATACCTTGTTCGTGAATGCGTCAGAGAAGTAATCGCACTCAAAGAAGCAGACGGTGAAGATCCCACAATAGGTGCTCCAGCGCCTCCAGCGGGAGGACAAGGAACGGCAGATCAACCAGCCATTCCTCAAGCTCAACCCGAACAACCTCAAGCTCAACCCACCTCAACCGATATCAAGGGGTTGTGGTATGTTGATCCAAAGAAACCCCAGAAGCCATCTAAGCTTCAAGTTTCCCAAGCCCAAGATGCGGCCAAGTTGGAACGTGAACTTTATCGTACTGCGGCCAAGAGTGCAGGACCAAGAGTAAAAGTGTCTTCGGCGGCTCTGCGAGATGTTCCAAGAATTCTTGCAAATCCAAATGCGGCCATGTTTCTTTATATTGGAAAGCGTAATCCAGATGATGCCGACGATGATTTGTATTTACTTCCCGCTCATACTTTTCAACAGGCACAACAGGCCAGCGTAGCCCCCGGTGTAT